AACCCTGGTTTTATTTGAAAAGTATTAAGAGGCATTTAAACTCCTAAACCTTATCTTTATACGCCCAACCTCTAGTAGCGTTAAGATAAACTAACGTAAAAGCAGAACCATTTGTAGAAACGGTTAAGTTAGAACCTGCACCGTTAATGTTAGAACCATTTCTTCCTACTGTTAGATTATTAGTAGCAAAACTACCTAAACCATCAATAATAGTAACCTCATCTCCAATTGAAGGAGACAAAGGTAATGTTAATGTAACAACTCCTGAAGAAGTATCTACAATTACTTGATCACCAGAAGTTGCAGTGTAAGCTGAACTTGTTGAGTAATAACCTTTTGTTAATAGACCTAAAGAAATATTTGTTCCATTAGAAAATACTTGAGCTGTTGCTCCTGCAGGAATAACAACACCAGTTCCTGAAACTGTTTTAACAGTTAATGTGTAATGAGAAGATGATCTAGTTGTAGTGTCTTTTACTATAAAAACTCTTTCAGAAGAATCTGGCATAGTAACTACTCTGTTACCCGTTAAAGTACCAGTTAATTCAAAAAATATATTTTTACCGTTTGCTGTTACACCATCAGTTAAAACTAAATTAACGTCTGCTCCACCTACAGCTAAAGATAAATATCCAGTAGATGCTTGTTCTAATATCTGTAAATTAGTATTAGTTATTGTTCCCCATTGACCAGCTTTTTCGCCTGTGGCCATTAGTTCTAGTTTAATATCGTTTGAGTATGATGATGACATAATTTTCTTTTACCTTATTTTTTATTTTTCTTCAATCTTATTCAGACCTCGGAGTTGGTGAATTTAATCTAGTTCTAATTACACCATCTGTATATTCATCTCTTCTTCTTCTACCTTGTTGCTCAATTGCGTAACTTGCTAGAGCTCTTTGGTAAGATTGTTCATACAACTGCTGTAAATCTGTTGGACCTTTTAAATATCCGTATGTTTCTGCAAGACATGCATATAATAGTAAATCTTCGTAATTATTTGAAATGTAACTGGTGTTAGCGTCTCCACCCGTTAAAGAAACTGGTTTTTTTTCATAAGCTATAGTTAATTCGTATACAGCATTTGGTGTAGGAGCTAAAACAATTTGAGTAGCATCATAATTAGAATAATATTTAGGGATAGCTGTTCCTTGAGCAGGAGTATTATAAAATTCTGCCATAAAAGATACATCTCTATAATCTAAAAAAACTTGTTCAGGGGGAGCTACGGAATTATCTTTAACGTTAATATATCTAATTAAAAGAGTATTGGTTGGAACTGTAACTAATCTATTTGCTGTAATTGTGCTTACAGTGTCGTAAAATCTATTAGAGTCTGAATCACAATCTCTAAAAATTCTATTTTCTGCGTTTTTAGTTATAACAGCTAATATAGCATCAGTTAAAACAGTGTTATCTACTTCTGTGTAACTTCTAATATTTGTTTTTAATTCTCCGTAATTCATATTATGGTTTCAATACTATTGGCCCTGCCGAGCATTGAAATCCTCCTCCTGTTGCTGTTGCTGCTACTACTCCCGCAGACGTAAATGTAAAACTATTATACACTGTTTTTGTAGAAGGTACACCTGGATTTGGCACTACTGTTGGTACTAAAGTAATGCTAAATGAGCCATATATATTAGCTCCATCTTCATGTGTACTTGCTGTTGTATTAGATGGTGTAACTCCTCTAAAAGGTGCTGCTGTTCCTCTTACGCAGTTTTGTAAAACTCCACCTATTATACCATTGTAAAAAATAGTTTCGTTTTGAAATAACCTTGTAGTTGGATTAATTTTTTCTATCATAACATAACCTGTAGTAGGGAAATAACTTAAATTAGTTACAGGTATTGTGTTTTGAGTTGCATTAATAGCTCCATTTAACGTGCTAGCTAACTGTATAGCACTAACTGGAACATCAGATACACCGCTTTTTATGTCTGAAAATCTTACGTAATCTCCATTAGTATAGTTTATATTAGGTGCCCAAACATCAATAACAGCCGATCCTCCAGTTGAAGTAAAAGGATTGTCAGGTAAAATATCAAATGTAGGTGGTTCTGTTCTATCAGGTCTAGCGTTTTGTAAACCTTGTGGGTCACCTGGAGTGTTAATAGGATCTAGTTGAGGTTGTTTAGGTTCATACTCTGATATATGAACAAAAGCACCATTCCATTCTTTAACCATTTCTCTATATGGAAATTGCATTCCTGATCTATCAGAGATTGCTAAAGCTCTTCTTCCTTTTGATAAATTAGTCAATTATTAAACCTCCGGATAATAAGTTCTCGGCGTTATAAATGTACTTGCTGGAGAACCATCTTGTTGTAATGCTCTTAATAATTCTTCTTCGTACATAGCTTTTAATGGACCTATTCTTTCTGGTTGATATTTTTGAGCTAAATAATAAGCTAGTCCTGCTACCATACAAGGTATAAATCTATAAGGTACATCTGCATCATTAGTATATGCACCTGCATCTTCAATTCTTTTTGCGTAATAATAATTAATAAAATTTCCAGCTTCTGTTGCACCTGGAGTTAAGAATAAAGTTATAGTTATTTTATCTATAAATCTTTGTACAAAATATTGTGTTGGAGTTCCTTTAGAAGTTTTAGATGCAAAAGATTGATACTCCGCTCTACCAACTTTTGTTAATGGAAAATCTACGTTTTGTGCATTTCTATATGACGCTTCTAACACGTCTTCTACACCATAAATAGCTGTTGCATCTGAAGTACCATCAGACGCTGATCTAAACATTGTATAAACATTTTGACCATTAACTAATGTTAAATTATTATTTGCTATTTCCCAATAATGAAGACCTCTGTTGGCCCATTCTTGAAACATGATATTTAATGAAGTTCTAGCACTTTTTAATTGGTAACCACTTACCCCACTCATGCCAATTCTTTCAAAAGATTCTTCTACTATATCAGATATAGAAAAACCTTTTCCAAAGGTTGCTGTTCCTGAGGTTGTGTTAGCCATTAGACTAAGCTCCTGTAATAGTTACAGTTGCGCTTCCGCTAGCTCCAGCTAAATTGTAAACAATTCCATTTGTAAATAATATTCCAGAACCAGGGACATAAACCTCTAATCCTTCAGTTCCAAAATTGTATGTTGCTTTTAAATTTCCTGCTGCCGCTGCTCCTGCTGTTGCTGCATCGTACAACAACAAAGTAGCACTTGCTATTCCTTTAGCTTGAATAGATGTAACTCTAGCTCTACCTGCTCTTGCAAGAGTATCGGCACCTATAGTAGCCATATTTAATGTTGTTTGATCACTTGAAAATGATGTCATATTTTTCTCCTATTTATTATCTAATACCAAATTTTTAAACTTCTCGCAACAACCATCCTTGTGTTGCATCTATATAAACTAACGTAAAAGCAGCTCTGTCTGTACTTACGACTAAATTAGAAGCAGCTCCTTGAATCTTATGACCGTTTCTATTAACGGTAATATTATTCGTTGCAGCCGTTCCAGCGTAATCTATTATAGCTACTTCATTACCTAAAGCAGCACTTGCCGGTAATGTTACTATAACCGCTCCTGAAGTTGTGTTTACAGGGAAACCTTTTCCTATAGTGGCTGTAAAGTCTGCAGTTTTTGCAGCAGACCATTCGTGAACTGATCCACCTGCTCCTGGTGCATCTTGGAATGTAGCTGAAGTTCCAGCGCCGTTGGAAGTTAATACCTGGCCGCTAGTACCCTCAGCGATGCCTCCGAAAGCACCTGAGTTATTATACTGTACCTGTCCATTAGTTCCACCAACAGATCCTGTGGAATCAGTTGCCCACCCAAGATTTCCTGAGCCATCAGTTTTTAATATCTGATTAGCCGATCCATCCGTTGCAGGGAGATTCCATACGAGATTAGACGTAACTGTAGCGGGAGACGCGAAGCCTACGTAATGCGTGTTATCCGCATCACCTAAACGAAGTTCTCCTTTTACTTTGCCTTTTCCGACTCTGACTGGTCCTGTAAATGTTGTTTTCATAGAGCTTCCATTTGGGACCTTACCAGCTCTAAGTTATAAAAGTATTTTATCTATAAAGTCTAGTAAAGCCCGTTATAACTTATTAATTACCGAAAGGTGTTACAATTGTTCCTGAACCTAATAGTAATGTGTTATGCACTAAATACGAATTTGTATCTATTGCAGTAACTTGTATAACGCTGCCAACTAAACCACCTTTAGTAGTTCCATTTAAGTCTATAGCATCATTAAGAGCAGCAGGGATAAAAGCTTTTTTAGCTCCATCATCTACCGCAACCATTGCTGCGCCTTTGAACTTATCTGTTCCGTCAGTTGTTATTTTAATAGCAGTTGCTAAAGTTTCTACGTAAAAATAAAAACTTGCACCGATATTATTTAGATTGTTGTAATCAGTTTCTCCTGAAGTCTTTCCATTAGCGTTTACATTGATTGATGGTAAAGTAAATACACCATCTGCATCATTGCAAAGTAATATTCTTCCTGCATGAGATTTTACTGTTAGTGAAGTGTCAGCTGTTAAGCTAACAGTCATACCAGGACCTGTATTTATAAAGCCATTTTTTGAAATGACCGGTCCTGAAAACGTTGTGTTTGCCATGTTGTTTTCCTCCTAGTTATTTGAATACCGTCTCTAGGCCGTCGACTATACGCGTCGATATCCAATTTTATGTATAGTACGATATTTATACATTATTTTTAACTAGAGTGCAAGAGAGCCTACAGTGTGGAGTGGATTTTTTCCAACAATGTAGCTTTTTGTTAAGTAGCTACAGAAACTTGGGGTGCAACTTCGTTAATCTTATTATCTAAATGGGCTTTTTTAGCTTCAGCCATTTTGATATGATTAATAAGCTCCTTAACTTTATGGTCTATTTTAACCATGTCTAAGGTATATCTACCTTGGTTAAGATGCTCCTGCTCCCATTTGAGATCCAGAACTTTCTTTTGCTTGTAAAGTTCCTTCAGATGGTTGTCTATCATCTTTTATAACTTCCTCATAAGTTATTCTATTCATCCGGTCACTATAAGAGTTTCCAAGATTTTCCCAAATTATACTTTTTTCTCCTAGTTTGTCAAGTATAGCTTTTTCGACTGATTCTGAGTTATCTTCTGCTTCTACAGTAAATGTAGTGTGATGATTATATGCCCAGATATTTATGATAAGTTTTTTCATTTGTATTTTCCTTTCTAACATAAAAAAAGGGGCCATAAAAGGCCCCTTTTAAGATTTTTACAATTAAGACTTACGGTGTTCCTGTAGAACCAAAAATACCTCTAGGGTCTGAGAATCCAAAAGAATATCTCTCTCTAGCTTTGTATCTTACGTTTACAGTTTCGAAGTCGCATTCCATTGCAGCTTTGATTGGTGCTCTAACGAACATTTTTAATCCGTTAGGAACATCAGTCTTAATGAAGAACGCATCAGTATCAGTTAAGTAGT